TTCGTGTTGGTCACCACCGTGCAGAGCTTGATCTAATTCACCGGGTTATGGAAGGTTTAAATCCTAGTAGCCGTAAAAGTTTTATTAAGACTCTGGACAAACAGTTTGTAAACCTTATGACTGGGAATAAGGTAGCAAATTTAATCGGACCAGAAGGTGAGTTACCCAAACCTATTCACGACGCTATCCACGCTAAACTTAGAGAAGCTGGTTTAGATCCCCGTAAAATGGATTTTAGAAACGCAACGTATAAACAAAGACTTCAATTTATGCGTGAAGTAGACTACGTTTTACGTGATATTGATAAGTTTATTTTTGAACAAATGAGTTCTCGTTAATTTTTATGAGCGAAGTCCTAGCCGCCCTCCAGGGCGATTTTAAAGTATTTCTACAAGCCCTGTGGTCGCAGCTAGACCTGCCTGAACCGACCAGAGCACAATATTCTATTGCCGACTACCTACAACACGGACCTAAGCGACTACAGATCCAAGCGTTTCGTGGTGTTGGTAAAAGTTGGATTACTGGTGCTTTTGTGCTCTGGACTTTATTCAATAACCCAGAAAAGAAGATCATGATTATCTCCGCTTCTAAGGAGCGGGCAGACAACATGAGCATCTTCCTACAAAAACTAATCATTGAGACACCTTGGCTTAAACACTTACAGCCTAAGTCGGATGACGCCCGTTGGAGCCGGATTAGTTTCGACGTTAACTGCTCACCGTCCCAAGCACCGTCAGTTAAGTCTGTCGGTATTACAGGTCAGCTGACTGGTTCACGTGCTGACTTGATGATTCTTGATGACGTAGAGGTGCCGGGTAATAGTATGACGGAGATGATGCGTGAAAAGTTGCTTCAACTCTGTACAGAGGCTGAGTCAATTCTTACACCTAAAGATGACTCCCGTATTATGTATCTTGGCACCCCACAAACCACCTTTACCATCTACCGTAAACTTGCAGAACGTAACTACCGCCCCTTTGTTTGGCCCGCTCGTGTTCCTCGTAAGTTTGCTAACTACGAAGGACTGATTGCTCCACAGCTCCAAGAAGACGTAGATATGGGTGCAGAACCTTGGAGTGTAACTGACCCTGACCGATTTAGCCATGAAGACCTTCTTGAACGTGAAGCAGCTATGGGACGCAGCAACTTTATGCTGCAGTTCATGCTCGACACAAGCCTTAGCGATGCTGAAAAGTTCCCACTTAAGATGGCTGATCTTATCGTCACCAGTGTTAATCCTAAGTCCGCTCCTGATGACATCATCTGGTGCAGCGATCCTAGAAACGTCATCAAAGAACTTCCGACTGTTGGGTTACCTGGAGACTATTTCTATGGCCCAATGCAGATCCAAGGGGAGTGGGGACCATATCAAGAAACAATTTGCTCAGTTGACCCGTCGGGTAGAGGAACTGATGAGACAGCAGCAGCTTATATCTCCCAGCGAAACGGTTACTTGTACTTGCATGAAGTGCGAGCTTACCGAGACGGTTACTCAGACAACACGCTCCTGGACATTCTAAAGGGGTGTAAGAAGTTCAACGTTACCAAGCTTGTCGTTGAAACGAACTTTGGTGATGGTCTTGTCGCTGAGCTATTTAAGAAACACCTACAGCAGACAAACCAAGGAATTGACGTAGAAGAGGTACGAGCTAATGTCCGTAAAGAAGAGCGTATTATTGATGCCCTTGAGCCTATCCTTAATCAACACCGCCTTGTTGTTGATCGTAATGTCATCGACTGGGACTACAACTCAAATAAAGACGATGCTCCAGAGAAACGTCTCCTCTATATGCTCTTCTATCAGATGAGCAGGATGTGTCGGGAGAAAGGTGCAGTAAGACACGATGACAGATTAGACGCACTTGCACAAGGCGTTAAATACTTTACAGACGCCATGTCTATCTCGGCACAAGAGGTAATAAAACAGCGTAAACGTGACGACTGGAACGACCTACTTGAAGCTTTTATAGAAGACCCACAACAAGCAACAGATCACCTTGTTTTAGGTTTTACATTAGACCAAAGAAGGCAAGCAAGAGGTAATACAAAAGGTCAGTCACCGACTTGGATTTAAC